ACAATCTCGGAACGGCACTCACCTACCTGATGAGAGCGGGCAAGAAGCCAAATAACCCCATCACCCAAGACATCAAGAAGGCAATCGCCCACTTGAAATTTGAATTAGAACGCCAAGCCAAACTATCAGCAGATGAGCAATCAGGAACAAGCACAACAAAAGAAGGAATCGATGTCAAGTATGCAGTACTATACTAACCCCGCCAAGCGCAGGAAGATTGACTTCATCCTTCAGGAGTGTGCCTCGCTGATGGCTAACTGCGATAGCAACTACGCTGCTCGCCAACAGGCGAAATACAAAGAGCAAGAGCTGCTCGCTCAAATCGCCAAGCTCGACTACCACTTCGCCATCCAATGCGGGTACCAACAGGCCGACTGACCTCCTACACAGTCACCATCGGTAAGGTTCCAAGCCTTAATGCGTTTTATGCATCCAAGCATTGGACAGTCCGAGCAAAGGCTAAAGAGAAGCATTGCGGTGAGGTGTTGCAACAACTGCAACAGTTCGACAAGTACGAGCTTGATCACGTCAGCATCAAGTGCCGAGTCAACTACCGCTATGACTTGGACAATTCGGTGATGGCAATCAAGTTCGCCCTTGATGCCTTCAAGCAATGGGGAGGGGTAAAGGATGACTCACCCAAGTACGTTGACCGAATCAAGATGTATTATGACCAATCTTTACCAAAGGACTCAGCTGAAATTACATTTGAAGGTTGGATTGTAGAATAATTTGTTTATATTTGTAGTGTCAAACTTAAAACCAATCAAATGACACTTTCACTTTCCCAAGAGGTTTACACCCAAGCAATGCAAGCGCAGCAAGCGCAAATCCAAGCACTACAAAGCAAAGTTGATGAGCTGAAGGCTCGCATCGAGGTTTTGGAGCAGCAATCTCATCTATTCATTTAAACCAATCTACAATGGCTAAAATCGTTTCAATCACCCCTACGGGGCAATGGCAAGACCTGTTCAAGTTGGAGATCCGTTTCGACAACGGTGACTTCGGAACTGCGTTTGCAAAATCACAAACCCCCTCTTATGCCGTAGGCGATGAGGTAGAGTACTCCAAGAACGAAAAGGGTACTATCAAAATCCAACGCCCTAACAATTTTGGCGGTGGTGGAAGTTTCGGAGGCAGCTTTTCCAACGCTTCGAAATCGTCAGGAGATGACCGCTCCGCTTCCATCATCCGCCAAGTTGCTTTGAAGGCAGCGGTTGAGTACGCCTGTGCAGCAGCTCACGATGTGAACACCATCTTGGCTAACGCAGAGACCTTCAACAAGTGGATGTCGGGCCAATCAGCCGCACCCGTTTCGCACACCGAACACTTCGCAACACGCAACGAATCGCCTTTCTGATTGGTTTCTTGGCATCGTTGTGATAAGGCCCCTCTCCGGAGGGGCTTTTTTATTTTAAGAATGTTTGTATATTAGCGTCACCAATCAGAATATGAAACATCCCGACTTACTACCCAATGAAGATTCGCTGCCGTACTTGCAGCGGGCAATGAAAGGCAAGTACTACGACACAGGCAAGCTCGGTGTCTTTGAACTTGACCAATACCTACGCTTTAAAGATGGCGAGTTCATCGTGGTCACGGGCCACGCCAACGTGGGCAAGACCCATACCTTGATGTACCTGATGCTTCTTCAGTCGTACAATCACGGCAAGAAGTGGCTCATCTACTCGTCCGAGAATGATGTGCATAGCCTCAAGCGCAAGCTCATTGAGTTCCTTGCGTGCAAGCCAATACAGGGAATTGATGAGCAGACGATGTACCGAAAGCTCGACTTCGTGAATGAATACTTTCAGTTCATAGACGGCAACAGGCTATTCAACGCCTTTGAACTCCTTGACGTAATGGACTCCATCAAAAACGAATGGGACTACACAGGAGCAATGATTGACCCGTACAACTCCCTCTCAACCGATCAGAAGAAATTGGGCAAGACAGGAATGCACGAATACCACTACGAGGTAGCCTCAGCGATTCGGGTGTTTGCCCACAAGAACAACGTGACCACGATCGTGAACACCCACCCCGTGACGGAGGCGATGCGTAGAACGCACTCTCCGAGCCATACCTACGGAGGTATGCCGATGCCCCCAATGACCTCTGACATTGAAGGAGGAGGCAAGTGGGGCAACCGTGCTGATTCGGTACTCGTAATCCACCGCTACTCGCAGCACGAAACGGATTGGATTTACACGCACATCCACGTTCGCAAAATCAAAGAGATGGAGACCGGAGGTCGTGTTACGCCATTGGAAACACCCCTTGTACTTCAGTCCATCATTGGTAACGTAGGATTTAAGATGAATGGACGTAACTTGCTACTTCAAACAAAGGATGAACCTGTCGAACTAATCAACCCAAACGATGTACCCTTCTGACGACTCCCACGACCTGTACATCAGGGAAAAACAACTGATGCTCGCAGGCACCGCAATGTGGCTCGCCAAGCAAGCAGCAGATAAAGCAAACGGCAGAGAGATACAAGATGAGATGCTGCACCACGTGATGACGTGCCACTACGCAGACCTCCTTCTTCAGCAGTTCATCGATTACCGCCAATACATCGAAAGCAAGATGAACGAGATGTACCTCGCCAACGCCAAGCTGCGGATTGACAACGAGGAGATGCACTACGAGATTGAGCGGCTGCAAAAGATTATTGAGGACAACCTATGAAGCAGATCCTTTCACCATTCCAACAGTACGAATGCTTTGAAGTGGATGGCGTTGACTACCTCGTGCAGGAGTACACCATCATCCAAGACAAAGAAGACAAGTTGGTTGAATGGGCATCGGAGATGAAAATCAAGAGGCTCCGAGACCACAAACACTTCGTGCTACCAATGAGCAAGATACTAACCAATTACAAGGAGGGCAGAGCCAAACTCTGCAAATGCAGATGAGAGCTTGGGAGATACAAAAGCTAAAGCAAGCAAAGATTCAATACTTCACCCGTTGTGGGTTGCACGATGACGGCAGCCGCAGGCAAGAGCTTGCGTTGCTACGTGGGGCGTTCTCAAACGCCTTTCGCCATACCGCAACCCTGATGGAGATCGGCAACATACTTGGTCGTGATCATAGCAGCATTGTCCATTCAATCAAGCAGCACGAATCAAGGTTATTCTATACCGACTACCGGAGGTTCTACAAAATCGCTTGCGAGATAAAAAACGAGGTAGACCTTGACGTGCTTGAGGATATCGACATCAGCTCATACGAACGTGAGATCACCCGACTCAACGAGGTGGTTGTCGAGTTATCTAAGTATAAGGAACTTTACCTAACTTTGAAAAAGACATTCGATGAATTTTGAAATCAGCATTTGGCCCATCACAGGATTCTTGTTTGGCGTTAACTACGCCTCAACGACTGATGAGTACGGCAATGACCTACAACACGAACTTCAGTTTGCGTTGTTTCTAATAATTTTTGAGGTTAGTTGGAACTCCTGACAATACTTGCGGCACGTCATACCGATTGGATTCGGATGGCACGGAGCTTTGGTGCAGACCAAGAGCTTGCCCAAGATATTGTCCAAGAGATGTACGTCCGCCTGTACAAGTACGTTGACGAGGCGGAGAAGATAATGTACAACGAAACGGAGGTCAACACCTTCTTCGTGTACGTTACCCTTCGCAATATGTACACCACCCTAATGAAAGCCAAATCAAGATTCGAGTTTGTAGACATCTCCATCCTTGAGGACGAGCTGATCTTCGAGGAGGCTAACGAAGAAGCTGAAAAAAACCTCGTCAACCTCTACAACGAGATTTGGGAGTTTGCTGACGAATGGCATTGGTACGACAAGAAAATCTTTGCCCTGTACCACAACACCGATATGAGCATTCGCACGTTGGCGGATGAAACAAAAATCTCAGCCCGATCAATTTTCAACACCCTAAAAAATGCAAGAGAACGAATCCAAGAAGAATGCAACGACTCCTACCAAGCGTGGAGGTCGGCCCAAGAAGAATAGCGGACTCGGTGACACCATCGAATCAATCACCACCGCAACCGGAATCAAAGCTGCGGTAGATTGGTTCAGCGAGCAGACAGGCATTGACTGCGGCTGCGAGGCCCGCAAGGAGAAGCTCAATCAGTTGTTCCGCTACAAGAAGCCTGAGTGCTTGACCAAAGAGGAGTACGACTTCATCGGCACCATCAAGGGCAGCAACGTCATTTCGTCAGCGCAACAAACGGAGATTAACAAAATCTACAACCGTGTATTTCACGACCGAGTGCAGGCGACAGGCTGCGGCTCTTGCCTGAGAACCCGTGTGCAGGAATTGGAGGCACTATACAACGCCTACTGATGATTTACACCATCTCCATCCCGAAGGAGGTTTACAGGTCGTTGAACAAGAACGCCAAAATCAATCCGTTCTTCAGCAAGGACATTGTTGGCGAGTGCGTCCGGTTGGTATCGGACTACTACGAGACCACCGAGAACCCAAATCAAAAGGGATGGGAGCAGTACTACAAGGACGTGCAGGGATGGGAGGGGCTTTACATTGCGTACAACGAACTCCAAGAACGCCTGCCTGACCTTGACGAAGCAACAATCAAACGATACATCTATCATCGTGTGCTTGGTCAGACGTGGAATGGGTTTGCAAAAGAGCTGATGGTGATCCACGAACTGAACGTGGCGTTCCCTGAGGCTCACTTCAAGCGCACCTCGTTTGCTACGGATCACGACTACTGCATTGACGCAGAGATGTTCTATGGTGAGACGCTGATTCTTGGCGTTCAGATCAAGCCCGAATCCTACCTGATGATGAGTACCCCCTACCAACTGAAGGCCAAAGAGGGACACCGAGCAAAAAACGAACGATACAAAGAACAGTTTGCACCCTACCTGTACGTCTACTACAACGAAGACGGCATCAAGGACAGGCCGCAGCTAATGAATCAAATCAACACTTATTTACACTATGCCAATTCCCAAGCCCCAAGCAGGTGAGAAGCAGAGCGACTACATTCAGCGATGTATGCAGGAGATCTCAAGCGAGTACACCGACAAAGACCAAGCCGTAGCAATTTGCTACACACAATGGAGAGAGGGCAAATAGCCCTCTTTTTTATGCAATAGATATTCAATTTAACCCATAGTGTTGTGGGTGTCAATGCTTTGTGTACATTTGGGTATCATTTAAAACCAATCAAAATGAAACAAATATCTGCCCACACCGTCAAGGTGTTCTTTGCGAAGCTGATTGCTTCTATCGTGATCATTGGAACTCTTATGGGTTCAATGGCAATCGTTGAATTTATCACAGGAATGTAAGATGCTATTTGAAATTGATGACCTTCATATGTGGCTTGAAGATTCCAACGTGATGCCACAAGCTTATTGGGATGCCGTAGAAGCAGGAACCGATAACGAATACCTCGCTGAATGGCTTGGCTATGAATCGGTGGATGATATGTGCAAGTACGAGATGCAAATTGAGTACGTAGAGGAATCCTACAACGAGGATGGCTACACGAATACAACTGCGTACCCTACCTCACACATCAGCAACCCACCTACCAAGATGGATATGCAGTTGTACTACAAGTGGATTAATTGGGCAACGTCAGTAGCCGCAGATGAATACTAAAATGAAAACACCATTCACCGTGTTCTTTGAGAACCATCCCGAATTTAGCGATGCAACGAAGGAGGCTTTCCTTCACTTTGAGCGCAACACAATCCAATCAGCCTACTTCTTGGGTAAGGTGCAGCACGATTCAGGCAAGTCAGAAGAAGAATTTTTTGATGCGCTCTACGAATAATTTACTATCTTTAACAAAACCAATCAGATGAAAATCATAGAACTACTTGATGGCAGCACTTGGGATTTAGAAACCCTAAAGAGCCGTATGCACGATGATGACTTCTACTACGGCAACCTATCAAAGAATGCCTTGTCATCTTCAGCTTGTAAATTATTATTAACCTCACCCAAGACCTACCACTACGTCACCAAGTACGGCAGCGAGGACTCTGATGCCTTCTCGGTAGGTAGGCTCGTTCACCTGATGGCTCTTGAGCCGCATCGTGTGGAGGAGTACAAGGTCATTGAGGTGCAGAGCAAGAACGCTAAAGCTTGGCAAGAAGCAAAAGGCGAACGCAACATCTGCACCCGTAAGGAGATGGATGAAGCGCAGCGCATCGCTGATGCCCTACTTCGCAACGAATACTTCCTGTCAATGATTCAAGGCTGCGAGTTTGAGCAACCTGCGATTGGAACCATTGGCGGGATGCCCTTCCGTGCAAAGGCCGACATCATCGCTGATGGCTTCTTGGCTGACCTCAAAACAACAACCGACCTGCGTGCCTTCCCTTACTCGGCAAAGAAGTATGGTTACGATGTACAGGCGTTCATCTACACTCGCTTATTCGGAATACCCATTGACAAGTTCTACTTCATCGCTATTGACAAGGCGAGCTTGGATGTGGGTATCTACTCCATCACTCCTGAATTTGTAGCAGAAGGCGAACGCAAAACGCTTGAGGCAATAGAATTGTACAAGCAGTTCTTCATCTTGGGTGAGGACTTGGATTCGTACACCATCTTCGGTGAATTGTAAGATGGGAAGGGCTACTGAACTATTGGCTTTGTCAAATATGACAAGTGAAGAGCGAAAGCGGTTTGCCTATGGCAACAACGCAGCAACATACTTCACTCACATCACGATAACGAATGAACTTTTGAAATCAGTAAAACCAACGAGAAATGAAACAGACAGCAGTAGAATGGTTGATGGAGATAGACAAATCTCGTGCAATCACCATAGAAGAATGGCAACAAGCCAAAGAAATGGAGAAGGAGCAAATGATTGATTGGTATGCTACGGGGCAGGCAGATACAGTAAATATGTATGAGCAACACCTCAACAAAACCTTTAACACCAACGAGAAATGAAAACACCAATGCAAGAGTTGATTGAGTGGCTTAATGACTACCCAACAAATGTGCCCACAATTCACAAATCAGCAGTAATAAGTAAGGCAGAATCAATGCTTGAAAAAGAGAAGGAGCAGATGGTTGACTTTGCTTTTAAGTACGGAGATTTAACTACCCGTCAGATTGCAGATTCTTTTGATAAAGAATACAAAACCAACGAGAAATGAAAGCAACACTTGAATACAACCTACCCGATGAGCAAGAGGAGTTCCAAGATGCAGTCAATGGAGCAAAATGGAAGTACGTTGCTTGGGTAATGGATAACGAACTGCGAGCTTTGACCAAGTACGCTCCTGATTCAATGCCTGATATGGAACACGAAACCTACGAGAAGATTCGCAACACCCTACACCGCATCCTAAACGAAAACGAACTAAACCTATGAGAGAGCAATTTATGCGTATCGCAATGGCGAGGCTACGCAGCACCTATCCGTTTAAACCCCAACGCCAAGCAGTCGCTGCTCGTATGTGGGTGCAGTATCTTGAACGCTACGCAGCAAAGCAATGGGAGCGTGAGCAGATGCGCCAAGTCCGTGCCTGCGCTATGCACGCAGCACAACAGGAGTGGGATCTGATGGAGGAAGAACTCAACAAGCGTATGGATATAATCGGGCAAAATGGAAATCTCGGAACGCATTATGAGTAGGCCGTTCGTTGTGGCCTTCCACAAGGTAAACTCAGGGGTAGCATACCATCGTGTGTTTGCCCCTTTGATTTGCCATCAAGAGGCAGACGTAATGTTCGTTGAGAAGATAACGGACATTGAGCCTGAGGTATGGCCTAAGATCACCCACTTCTTCTCAAGCCGTGCGTTCCCTGTTGAGCCGTTTGATGACTTCGTTAGGCTATGCCGCAAGGAAGGTATTAAGCTAATCATTGATAACGATGATTGGTGGGTGCTACCACCTAACCATCCCCTAAACGGATTTTACGCAAGGCAGATGAAAGACCGCATCATACGGTCTATGAAAGCAGCAGACGAGGTATGGGTAACCAACAAGCACCTCGCCTCAAAGGTGAAGAAGTACAACACCAATATCCGAGTAATCCCAAACGCCATCAGCGTACCCACTTGGCAGATAAACCGAGAGCCATCAGACAAGGTGCGCTTCGGTTACATCGGTGGCAACCACCACCAAGCAGACATCCGAGATAGCACCATTGACCTATCGGGTTACGAATCGTATGTGGCGGAGGTAGATAACTACCCCGATATGATGCGAGCAGCATACAAGCTACCCACGATGCCACCTACACACTACCATCGCCTGTATGAATACTTTGACGTTAGCCTTGTGCCGTTAACTACAAGCGAGTTTGCTAAGTGTAAATCGCACCTAAAGATGCTTGAGGCAGGATTCAGCAAGTGTGCTCTTATTGTGAGCAACACGCACCCATACGAACCCTACATCACCAAAGACAACTGCATTGCTATTAACCACCCAAGCGAATGGGCAGAAGCAATCAAGAGGCTAAACGAAAACCCCAACCAAGTCCAAGACCTAACCGAATCGCTATACGAGTACGTTCAGGATTTCACGATGGACAAAATAAACGAACTGCGATGCTTTACATTGTAACCCCTTGCTCACGCCCACAAAACCTCAAACGCATCAAGCAGTACATTCCTGAGTGGGCTACGTGGGTGGTGATGATGGATGCATCTACCGACTTCAAAGAAGCAACAGGCGCAAACGTAACCCACTACTCTAAGAAGACAGGACATTGGGGCAACCCACTACGCAACGAGTTCCTTGACCTTTACCAAGACCAATTCACACAAGAGGATTGGGTTTACTTTCTTGATGATGATAACATCCTACACCCTAAGTTCAACGAGCAATGGTCAAACCTCCATAACCTTGACTCGTCAATCGTAACGTGGGGACAGGAGGGAAGGCTACGCCCTACCGACCAACCAAAAGTCGGGAACATAGACACCGCATCATTTATGTTCAAACCCTACCACGTACCCAAGCTCCGCTTCTCTAACATCTACGAGGCTGATGGTCAGTTTGCTGCTGCATTAGCAGCTCAAGGAACGCTGATCTGCGTGGATGCTTACCTTTGCTACTATAACGCCCTGCGATGAAAACATCTAAACAAATTGACGGGTGGTTCAACCATCAAGCAGCATACGACTTCTTGATCTCCAAAGTCACACAGGGAGGCTCGTTCGTAGAACTCGGTGCGTGGCTCGGCAAGTCATCTGCCTATTTATGTGACAACGCTCACGGAATAAATGTCACAATCGTGGACACTTGGAAGGGATCACCAAACGAACTCACCACTACCCACAAGCTCGCAACGGAGGTAGACATCTACGACCTGTTCGTTGAGAATATGGGTGAGCGCAAGTTCAAGGCCATCCGAGAAACATCCAAAGCGGCAGCACGCAAGTTCAAAGCAGAATCCCTTGACGTGGTATTCATAGACCTAACCCATACGTATGAAGCGGTAAAGGAGGATATTCAGCTATGGCTTCCAAAAGTAAAGAAGGGAGGCTACATAGCAGGAGATGACTATCACGAAAATTGGCAAGGCGTAATTCAAGCCGTAGATGAACTGCTACCCCACGCCACATTCATTGACGATTGTTGGCTCTACAAAAAATGAAGAACCACACAAAGGTCTACCTAAAGGGAATGGGCTACGATACAACTGACTTTGTGCCTTGCGAAGTCTGTGGGTCAAAAGCCGTAGACATCCATCACATTGAGGCTCGTGGAATGGGCGGAAGCAAAAATGCGGATACGATAGAGAACCTAATGGCCTTGTGTAGAACCTGCCACGTTGCATACGGTGATATAAAGGAATACAAAGAGCGATTGCAAGCAACACACAACCACCACCTTGCAAAAAGGGTTATTTAGAAAAGTTCAAAATAAAACAAAATGCCAAGAGGTAACCCCAACTTAGTCAAAGGCGTAAGCGGCAATCCCGCAGGTCGCCCCGCAGGTGTGCCTAACAAAAGCACAAACAAAATCCGTGAGGCATTCCAAAACCTCATTGAAGCCAACCTTGACAATATGACCTTATGGCTCACGCAGGTTGCTGCTGATGACCCGAAGGGCGCACTTGACCTGCTGAACAAGATGGCGGAGTACACGACACCCAAGCTCGCACGGGTAGAGAACTCCCACGAAGCAGCAGATGAACTCACCCAAATCAAAGTAGAGA